CGACTCGGTCGGCGCAGCACGTAGGCGTCATCGGTCCGAGAAAGACAATCAACCCCTCAAGTCCAACGAAGAAATCATGGAGGACATTGAGGCTCCTGAGTTCCGATTCAAAACGTGGAACTGGATGCTGAATAACATCCAATCAAAGATATTCTACAGCGCCTCTACGACGATGCGCAAGGCTGCCTCGGCGATGTTCGAAGGCGGCTTCTTGAAGAACAAGAAGAAGACTCGCGCCCTCACCGTTGAGGCACGCGCTACCCAGCTGGAAGACGTTTACGAGCGCGGCATTTATGCCGAGACGCTCAAGCAGTTCAATGCATGGGGCAAGCGCACCAAACGCGGTACCGCTGCTCGCATGTTCACGACGAGTGCCGGCGAAGACTTCTATTCCGAAGTCGGTCTCGCCATGCGCGGCATCACGAACGATGTCTCGAAGGAGGCACAAGCCGCTGCCGGCAACATCCGCAAGTTCATGGACAACGTGCACGAGCTGGCACAGGCTGCTGGCGTCAAGGGCTTCGAAGCTGAGAAGCTGACTGACTACTTTCCTCGTATGCTGAACTCCGCAAGGTTCACTGAAATCCGTACGCGGATCGGTGACGATGCGATGCATAAGTTCTACGCTGAGTCAATCATCCGTGGTGTCAATGAAGGCATGACCGAAAAGCTGGCGAACAAAATCGCAAGGGCTTACGTCTATACCATGCGCACTAAGGTCGCGGGCATCGAGAACGATTTGCTTCACGGCATTCGCCTCGACGACGTTGACAAGCTGCGTGAGATATTCGAAGGCTACAAAGGGCTGGACGAACTCATTTCCGAGATCGAAAACATCAAGGCAAAAGAGATGGGTGAGCGCGGCACCGTTAGCTTCGGCAAGCGACGCATCAAGTTCGACGAAACGTACGAAGACCTCGTCGATGACTTTGCTGGCAACACGACCAACCTCAAGTTCACCGACATGTACGAGAACGATGCACGCATGGTACTCGCACGTTACGGTCGGGCTATGCACGGACACATCGCTATGGCTGAGAAGCTGGGCGTACGTTCGCGCGGCGACTTCGAAACCTTCAAGCAACAGATGGCAAACGAGATCGAAATGGCTGGCGGCAACGCCAAGCGTGAGATCGAGGCACTTGAAGACGGTTACAACCTGATGCTCGGGCAACCTATCGAAAGGTGGAACCCCGGTGGTGACGCCGCTAAGATGAGCCGCACATTCTCGGGGTACAACTACTCGACACGTGGCGGACAGTTTGGCGTTAACGCTCTCGCCGAGGCTGGCAACGTACTGGCGCAAGGTGGCTTACTGGCTGCAATGCGCATCTGGCCCGACATGCGCAAGATAATGAAGCGTGGAGTTGACGGACAGTTGGAACACCCACTCGCTCGGTTCGCTGAGCTGGCGTTTGCTCCCGGCATTTCTGTGCTGACGAAACCTGCCATACGCAACCTCGACGAACTCGCCGAGGACTTCGTGGGCACGTCAGTCATCTCCAAGTTAACCGCAGCACTGGACCCGTACATCAAAAGTCTGGGTCGCCAAACGTCCTTGGCTTCGGGCCTCGCCCCTGTCACTGACGTTACGCAACGACTGTCTGCCCTCACGTACATCGACAAGCTGTCGCGCTTTGCGAACGGCAAGAAGATGTCTCCCGGTCAGATTGCACGCTTGCGTGGTAATGGTATCGACGAAGAAATGCAAGAGCGTATCTTCGCCATGTTCAGAGAGTCTGGTGCCGGCATCTACCGTAAGGGTCGACTGATCGACATCGACATCGCCAAGTGGGTTGACGACGAAGCACTTGATGCTTTCTCTCAGGCAGCTTCACGCGAAGTCCGCAATGCAATTCAGTTGGGCGACGTGGCAACATCAACGACGCTGTTCACTCATCCGCTGGGCCGGCTACTGTTCCAGTTCATGCGCTTCCCTATGGATGCCGTGAACAAGCAGTTCCTCCGTGGTGTCCACTATGCGGATGCCGAGACGGTGACTGCTTGGACAACTTCGATGGCCATTGGTGCAACAGCTTACATCGGTCAGACCGCGATTGACTACGCGAACAATCCCGAAGAACGCAAGAAGCGATTGACTGTGGCGAACATCGCCAAGGTCGGTTTCATGCGTACGGGGTTCTCGTCTATGCTTCCGGCTCCGATTGATACAGGCCGCACTGTGCTGGGTCTCGATCCCATGTTCGCTATGGGTCGCACCTCCGGACTCGCTACAGCTTTCCCGCTGACCAGCAATCCAACAGTCAGTGCATTGACGAGTGCCAACAAAGGTATCGGTGGTGCTGTGCGTTCCCTCTGGGGTGACACACAGTACAGTCAAGCCGACATGCGAGCAGCCGCTTCACTTGTACCGGGCTATCGTTTTCTCGGTTGGAAGAATGTAGTACACGCACTGGAACAACAGTTTCCAGAATCACGCACACAGGAGTAAGACATGTCCTTCGCATCCAAAGTATTGTACACGGGAGACGGCATAATCAAGTCGTTCAATATCCCGATGCCGTACATCAGTGCGTCGCACCTCTTTGTATTCGTTGACAAAATACTCCAACTTAACCCGATGAACTATTCGTTGTCTGGGGCCAGTACCGTTCTATTTGGTACGGCTCCCGGCAACGGCAGTGCCATCGAAATTCGGAGGCACACGTCTCCGACTGCAATACTCGTAGACTTTATCGACGGGTCCACCCTTGGTGCAAACGAACTCGACACAGCCTACCTCCACAATTTCTATCTCGGTCAGGAATACTCTGACAGTTTCAACGAAGTCATCAACAACATTTTCCTTCAGTACGCTTCCGACTTCGGCATCTTAGAGACCGAGACAGACGCAATCATAAACGCTCTCACACAAGAGATGCTTAGTGGCGACTCCGCAGCAGAACTGCAAGCGCGCATTACAGACATCGACGCGAACGCAGAAGCCATCATCACACTTGGAGAAGGACTCCAAGTTCAAATCAATACGCTCGCCACAGGTATCGCTGCCGTGGTTTACATCCAAGCAGGAGAACCTGTTCCGGGTGTTGACGGTATACCCGATCCTATTGTCGAAGGCGCACGCTGGTACGATTCGGATGATAACAACAAGCCCTACATCTACATCGACAGCGTATGGGTCAGTCTTGAAGACCCACGCATCGGTCAAGCAGCGTCTGACATCAGTGTACTTCAAGTTGATGTAGGTGACAACGCCGCAGCTATCGTAACAGAAGAATTCGTACGTGCAACTGCTGATACTGCATTCGCATCTGAGCTGGGACTCGTCGGCGCACAGAACGCTGGCAAGACTGCCTTCATCATCGACCTCGATACCGCATACGTCGGCCCCACTGAGTCACTTGCCAGTCGCTTCTCGCAGATTAGTACTGACTGGGGTGCCGGCGACACAGCTGTGTCTGCCGAAGTAACCTCTGAAGCATCCGCACGTGTTACTGCTGATGGTGTCATTGCGACAACCATGAGTCTGATCGGTGCTGAGAATGGTGCGAAGACTGCATTCATCCTCGACGAAAACACTGTCAAGATTGCATCGGACGGCGGCGACACGATGGCTGAACGGTTCTCCGGGTTAGCTGTCGCTGACTCAGACAACTCGGCAAGCATCACGACGATTCAAACTGTCACCATCCCCGGTGTACAGTCTGACGCTGATGCCGCACAGTCAACTGCTGATGGTGTCGGAAGTGACCTCGGTGACTTCGAGAGTGCCGTGCAGGCTGAGTATGGCGTTGACCTAAACGTCAACGGCTACGTCTCTGGCTTCCGCCTCATCAATGGCGGCACGCCCGGACAGTCTGCATTCGTTATTCTTGCAGACAAGTTTGCTATCGTAGACCCGTCAGGTGACCCCGGCGAAGCTGAGTTCGTTCCGATGCAGATTGTCGGTGGCAAGGTTCGTTTCAATGCGAACGTCGAAATACATGGCAACCTGATTGTTGATGGTTCCGTTAACGGTATCTCACTGATCGCCGGCACGATTGGCTCCACGCAAATCGGTGCGGACGCTATCTTCTCATCGCACATTGGTGCTGACCAGATTGTAGCCAATCACATCCTCGCAGGTGTGATCACTGCTGACCATCTGGCCGCAACGAACCTTGCAGCAATCTATGCTGACCTTGGGCACATCACTGCCGGTGACATCACGATGGACACTGCTGGTTGGATCAAGGGTGGACAGACCGCGTACGATACAGGCAACGGGTTCTTCCTCGGCTATGGCTCTGGGCAGTACAGGTTCTCCATTGGTAATGGCAGCACTGCTGGCCTGACGTGGAACGGCACAGCTCTGACAGTCAAGGGCATTCTTGAGAACACGAACTTCGCTGGTGACAACGCAATACTATCAGCTGATGCTTCCGACTCCAATGCGGGCCAGTCATGGATCATAAAGAAGTCCTTCACCATTGCCGACACAGGCGCTGTCCGTGTCGCGATGCGTCTGCTAGTTGACGACAATACAACCGGCACGACCACAGTCTATGCTGGTTACCAAGTTAAGGTCGACGGCGTCATCGAGGCTACCGCCAACGTGACCAACGAGTCCTACACATGGATCACCGAAGATGTTCCGGTCACTGCCGGCGATCAGATTGATGTCCTTATTCGTGGTCGTCTCTTTGATCCCAGCGCTCAGAACTCTGCATGTAGAATTGCAGGTTGTGAGATTAGAACCACCAAGTCTGCGAATATCGTAGTGCTTGATTAACCCGAGGAGAAAAACTCATGCAAGAAGCAGTACCGATGGTTCCCACACGGGAACAACTGGAAGCCCAACTCACAGGGCTGGTAGTCCAACGCAGTCAACTCAAAGACCAAGTGGAGCAGATCGAAAAGCAAATGCCTTCGATTGCCTCAATGGTTCAACTGTTGACCGCACAAGAGAAGGTCGCCGAAGCCAAAGCAGTTGCTCGTATAGAAGCCCTCGCTGAAGGCGAAGAACTTATCTAAGACAAGGAGCCATCATGTCATTCACAAACGCACAGCTCGCTACGAAGATCAGTGATCTCATCGACTACTGGTCTGTGTTCAGCGCAGAGTATTCAAACTGGCTGGGCGGAACTGTGACTGGCGGACCCGGCTCCGATGGTGACTACCCACTGACCGATTACATTGGCAACGAATCTCTCGTTGCCTGTCCGGCCAAACTCGAAGACGATGTCTTGGGTTACGTGGGTCTCGCCTCTGCAAGTGAAACTGCGGCAGCTGCAAGTGCGGCTGCTGCATCCACTTCTGAATCAAATGCGGCCACGTCAGCATCGACAGCCACCTCACAGGCTGCCCTTGCTGACGCTGACCGTGTCGCTGCCGAACTGGCAGAGACTAACGCACAAGACTCGGCTGTCACTTCGACAGCTCAAGCAAACCTCGCCACTGCTCGCGTCACGTACGCAGCTGAGTGGGCGAACAAAGCATTTGAATCTCTCGTCTCGGCAGCTGCCGGTGGCGATGAGGTCGACGATTACTCTGCCCTTCACTGGGCAACAGTGGCCGAAGGGTTCGCTGGAAGTGTGGACTCAGGTCTGTACGGACAGCTTGCTCAGGCTGAGTCTGTCCCCGGAGCGTGGACTTTTGATTCCACGCACATCGGCAAGTCCGTTCACAGCATCAACACATTCGCTACTGGCGAGTGGGACCAAGTTGAAGGTTGGGCCGGAATGGTTCACCAAAACAGTTTCGGAGTTCCTGTAGCCAATCACGGTTACTGGCACATCCTCGGCAGGCGTGACACGGCTGGCGGCTACGGTGGCATCTATCAAGAGTACAGTAATGGAAAACTCTACTCAGGCTACAATGCTACTGGTGGTGATCCTACGTGGAAGAACATTTGGACCTCGGGCGACTTCGCCAACAACAGTGCGAACTGGAACACTGCGTACGGTTGGGGCGACTGGGCCGGTCATACACACGATGGTATCGCTGACACGGACCTCGTCGACAAGTCTGCTGATGAGTCTATCTCAGGTAGCTGGCAAGTATGGCGTGATGAGTCGGCACTTCTGCGCCAAGCGTTCCACAACACCGCATCTTCTGGTTTCCGACAGATCGACTTACACTTAGACGCTCAAGCCGGTGAAGATTTGTATATCGGTATTAACTACCTCGGTACAGCCGGCGCATTCATTGATAACCGCACGACGGGTAATCTATCCTTTCGTGACAACGGCTCTATCATCGCCGCGCTTACTCCTGCTGGTGCCCTTTCGGCTTCCTCGTTCGCCGCGACCGGCACAGTCACCGGCAGTAACCTGAACGTCTCCAACTGGGACACAGCTTACGGTTGGGGCGATCACTCTGGTCTCTATGCTCCTCTCGCAGGTATCAACTACGCGAACTGGAACACAGCTTACGGTTGGGGCAATCATGCCTCTGCTGGATACCTAACGGGACCAGCGGCAACTGACTCGCCCTCCACGGGCACCGACCTCAGTACGAACGACCTCAACAACTACGAGGCAGCTGCTGAAGCTGGCTTCTACTTCCAGAACAGCAACGCTGATACTTCGGGCAACAACTACCCGAACGGTCATGCTGGTTCGCTACTGGTATCAAAGTCAGCAGGCGTCACGCAGTTGTACCAGACGTACAACGGAAGCAACAAGCTATTCTGGCGTGCCTACTACAGTGCAGCGTGGACAGCATGGAACGAGGCAGTTGATACGCTCAACGCTCAGACCATCGGTGGTGCCAAGGAACTCAGTGGCTCCCTCAAGAAGACTTCGGGTGGTCACTTCGTCTATTACGATAGCGCAACTTACGCTTCGGCGAAGATCACCGTAAGTGCATCTGCACCCGGCTCACCCTCAGCGGGCGACATCTGGTTCGACACTTCATAACAGGAATCACACTCATGGCGATCACAAAGTATTACAGCGGATCGTCATGGGTAGAAGCCCGCATGAAAGCCTACCTCGGTAGCGTGTGGGAAGAAGTGCCGAAGTACTACACTGGTAGCGCATGGGAAGACCTCAACGCACAGACAGTGGTAACGCTGACCGGTGCATCGCACACAGCTTTCAACATTGGTTCGGATGCCATTGCTTACTTCTGGCTCGAAGCCAGCGGTCAGTTTTCCAAACAATCGAATGCCGCTTCTCGCGTACAGATAAATGTATTCACTGACTGGGTCATTCCAAACGGTGCAGCTCCCGGTTCCTACCGGGGCAAGTACTCAGGACTCACAGGTGACACGGGAGACTTCTCTGCTTCCCTCGGTACTGGTTATGGTGCGCTGACAAGTGACAAGTACGTCGCTGTCACTGACTCCACGCCGGGGATTGGAACCAAGTCAATCAGTCTCACACTGCACATCGACGATGGTTCTGTCGAACAGGACACTGGCGCGTACACACTCACCGCAGACAGGGAGGACTTCTAATGCTAACCTATGGCAAAGCCTTAGAGAACGGCAGGATGGAACCCTACGCCCAGACCGACGAGTTCTCATCGGGTGGCGATCAGTTCATATTACGTATGACTGCGATCCACCCATACAAGGACTACGCTCGTGGCAGTGACGTGCTGAACGCACACATCGACTATCACAACTTGGCGACCGACGCCACGGGCCGCTGGGAGAACGTACAGATTCCTGAAAGAAAACCACAGGACAAGAACCTCCGACGACACTCAGTCTTCCGCATTATCCCCGCTCTGCTCGTGCAAGGCGACTCTATTCCTTCACCAATTTTCCCATAGGAACCACTATGACAATACAAGATCAAGCCGGGAACGTCGTCCTCGCTACCGCTGGTGGCTCAGGGTTAGTGAATGTTCTCACACAAGCTGACTTGATCATCAGCATCATCGTTGGCTGCGTGTCAGTCGTCGGTATCATTTACTCAGTCGTGTGGCATCGCGTCCGCATCAAACAAGCCAAGGAGAAGTCTCATGCCTCAAGAAAGAGCGAGTGAAAGTATACTCGACGAACTACATAACTTACAGGCTGTGAGTTTGCTTGCTGAAATCCGGCGCTGTAAAGACAACGTCGATGAGGAAGGCGAACCTGATCCACTACCTATCCCCCCTGCGCTCTTTGCGCAGGTCAACAAGTTTCTCAAAGACAACGGCGTTGACCGTGCAGTAACTCCCGGTGACCCCACCGCTCTACTGGACGAAGAACTGCCAGTCTTCGACAACGTAATCGAAGGAGACTTCAGATAATGTGCACCGCAAACCTACAGAAGAACTTGCCGGACTTTATGACGAACCTCTCGGGCACCAGCGTGTCCGTCCCTCCCAGCAACGGCAAGCCTCGCGCCATCCGTAATGCTACCGACGTTCCACTCGGCGGTGGGTTGGCTGACGCAGCCAAGAACTCAATTCTTGCGCGCCGCGAGAAGATCAATCAAGCAGTGAACTAAAAGGAGCGAGGAGATGTTCATTCGATTTAACTACAAGTGCCGCAGCTGCGGTCACGAGGAAGAACGCTTTATTAAGAAAGCTGACATGGATAACCAGTGGTGCCCCGATGGCAGATTCCACACTCCCGGTCAGCCAATGGATCGGCTCCCTGCCGCCCCCGTAACCCACTTCAAGTTCAACGATACCAATCTCAAAAGGTGACTTATGAAACGCTTGCAGCTTTTCCTTATCCTACTCGTATGCCTGTTTGCATCACCAGCTGCTTCACAGCAAGCGCTCGGTTTTGACATTGGGTACACGATGCGGTTCGCCTGCAAGCATACGCCATACGATTGCCCCAAAGACTTCCTACCGCCCCGTTACGTGTTCTATCTGCCTGCGGAAGTGGGCGACGTACGTGGTGCCTACGACAACAACGTGGTGTACCTCAACCCGTCGTTGCGTCCGGGTACAGACATTCGGGTGACTGCAATCCACGAGACGGTTCACTACTTACAGAACCGTATTGGAGGTCACCCGAACCGTGGCTTCATCAACGATCCCGCTACCATTCGCATCCTCTGTGATGACGAGGCGGAAGCGTTCGGTGTCGGCGATAGATACCTCAAGTTGCGCAAGGAGCGCGACAAGATGCGCGGCAAGGACTGGTGGTTCCCCTATGAGCACTGCCATCAGTTCTACGATCCCAACTACGTCCTCCCACAGAATGAAGACTTGGTCTTCAACCTGATCCTCGGCAAGACGCGATGAAGTACACCCTCAGCCGAACTGAAGACATGGAACTCGTCCGGGCACTACACACAATCTGTATGCCCGGTGACGACTTTGATCTTGACGGTCAGCTGTGGGTTTGCCACGACGAGACCAACACCCCGGTAGCATTCTGTGCTGCCCGTAAACTCATTAACGAACCTGGGGTCTTCTTCAACCGTGCCGGCGTGTTACCTTGCGCCAACGGTCAGGGACTCCAACGGCGCATGATCCGTGCCCGCCTCAGGTGGTGCAAAGAGATCGGCGCAAAGTATGCGATCACGTATACGCTTCACAGCAATCACGCAAGTATCGTCAACCTACTTCGCTGTGGCTTCAAGTTCGAAGTCCCCGGCTGGAAGTGGGCAGGTGACGCACACTACTTCGTGAAGGACATCACATGACTCACGCTTATATTTCCCACACAAAGTCCGGCCATCCACTCATGGATACTGGACTCGCTATCGCTATGCACGCTGTACCGGGCGTCACCGGATTGAACAAGTTCGGCACCAACGAGTCGGTGACAACGAGTTTCTCGTACCTCTGGGAGTTCGGCGATGGATGGACTCCAATCCCCACAGCGACGACTCTGGAAGTTGCCTCAACGTCTGCGCTCGATACAGCAGGCGGTACCGGCGCGACCGGCCTGACCATTGAAGGACTCGACGACAACTACGACGAGATCAGCGATACCGTTGCGCTCAACGGGCAAACACCTGTCGTGACAACCAAGTTGTTCCTGTACGTCAACCGTGCGTTCATCACCGGAGCTGGGTCGACCGAGAAGAATCAAGGTTCGATCTATGTCGCCGATGACTCGACTGCATGGTCCTCTGGTGTACCCGTCACGGACGCCGCAGTTCAAGGGCTGATTAACCCACTCCACGGACAGACACAGCAAGTCATCTATACGGTGCCTGCTGGCTTCACTGCATTCGTTCACGATGGCTACATGACGACTGAAGCTAACATCATAACGCGACTGCGTGTGATGTTCTGGAACCGATTCACAAATGCACATCGGACTGCCTTCGAGATGACCATAAAGGGTCCGACGTTTTCGCATGCACCATATCCTTATGTGCCCTTCTTAGAGAAGAACTCAGTCTACATGGAGGTCAGCGTGAGTGCTGGCACTACCACCGTATCAGGCGGATTGAACTTCGTACTGGTTGACAACAAGCAGCTCGGCGATGAGTTCGACTTTCCGCCCAGCTAAACATTCCGAGGAGAGAACATGAGGTACCCTAAATGGGTGCAGACGAAGACCCATAAGAAGATGCACGATGACTTCAAGGTCTTTCTCTGGTGGCTGTGGAAGCAGCTGGGTTTGCCCGCGCCCACCCCGGCGCAGTACGAGATGGCAGACTGGTTGCAATACGGTCCTAAGCGTAGGATCGTGATGGCATTCCGTGGCGTCGGTAAGAGTTGGATCACCGCAGCCTTCGTCCTCTGGTGTCTCATGCGAGACCCTCAAGAGAAGATGATGGTGGTCTCAGCCTCTGAGTATAAAGCCACGGAGTTT